TCCTTCGTGATGGCAGTCGAGAGGCCGGTGGCAAGGTCAGCCGTCAGCGCATTGAACGCCGTGGATGAGATGACCGTGCCAGATACGACGGGTTGACCCGCCGTGTTGATTAAGAATGTCCCCGAACCATTGAAGGCCATGTTAATTACTCCTGATTACTTGAAGAAGAACCGAAGCCGCCTGCACCTGTTGCGCTTCCTGTTCCGCTTGCTGCTCTAGACCGACGACGCGCCAAAGCATCGCGATATGCCTGCGTGGCGGCAATTTCTTGTTGCGCCGCAGAACCGCGAAGCAACAGCATCCTTGCAAGTGCGTTGCGGGACGCTTCTGGCATTTGCAGCCGCTGCGCTCCATAACGAACTATGCCGGGAACATTGCCCGTTTGAACATTTTGCGCCACATCAACTGTTTCCATAAAGTTGTTGAGGTCGCGCTGCGCTTCCTGCCGCGCAAAAGTTTGCGAACCTTGTCCTGCTCTTTCAACCGATTTAACGCGCTCCTGTCCAAGCAACACACGGCGAAAATTGTTGAAATTGTCGCCAAAAATAAGCCGCAAACGACCTTGTAAAGCAGGTTCCTTCCATGCATTGAGCAATTGCGTCTGACCAGACTGCGTTCCAATTTTGTCACGCAACGCTTGTGCTGCGCCAAGCCTAAAAGCGTCCATCTCGCCACGACTCATGCCGTTGACCAATTCGCTCAAATCCTCAACGCCAAGCCGCAGGGATTCAGACCCGCGCCGCATGGCGGTTTCAATTTCAGCGCCGCCAGCAAAAGTGTCACGCGCCGTTCGGTATATAGAATTACCGGAATCGTCTTTTGGCGACAAATCATCAAGTTTTCTGATTAATTCATTACGCAATCCGCTGTAGGCTCTTGACCGTTCTGTTGCCTTGCCAAACTCGCCACGCGCTCCTTCCTCAATGTCAAAGAGCGCCCGTTTAATTCGGTCAAGTGCCTCAAACGGAATAGGGTCGCCCGGATTGATTTTTGACAAATCAGGCATATCTGCGCCAGACACTTGCGCCAACTCACGCGCTGGCCCCTGCGCTCCGGCAGCGCGTTTAAGCAACGAAACAAGCCCTCTGTCAGCAACAAACGATGTGCCACGCAACTGGTCGTAAAATGGCTGTGCAGCATCTTGCTTGGCTTGCGCGAACCCAGACAGCGTAGCGCGGAAAGGCATACCTTGCGCGTCAAGCAACCTCTCGGCGGCAGTTTCAATGACCGGCCCACGCTCTGACGCAATGCGCCGTCGAGTCATATCCAACTGTTTTGCGGCGGTTCCCGGCATAGAAGCAAGCAGGTCAATCTGTCCAACAGTCTGCGGCCCTATAGCGGCAAGCGGTGCGCCCTCTCCAAGTCGTTCAAGTTTGCGTTGTGCAAACGACTGAAACGGCTCATTTTGCATTTGCATTTTTTCGGGCATTTCACGCAACAACACTTGCGCCAATCGTTCTCGCGCCAAATCCTCTGCTGACCGTTGTCTAAACGGTGCCGCGCCACGGCGAACACCAGCCGATATACCCATGCCCACGCCTTGCGCCCCGGTGCCAAAAACAGCAGAAGTTCCTGCGGATTTAAGCGCATCTAATCCAACATCACCGAGCGTTTCTGCTTCGCTTTCCCCAGCACCCGCAACGCCGCCTGTTCCCGCGCTAGTTGCTAACGCTTGCCCAAGCCTTTGTGGAACGGTCATTGCCGCAGTTCTAACAGGGCCAAACCCGCCCAACAAAGCGCCACCAAACATCTTCAAGGCGGTTGAGCCAACGGGATACTGTTCAGCAAAACTTTGCGTAGCGCCGCGCACCAAATCTCTAGGTGCTGTGTAATCCGCACGGGTTGGCGGGGTATCGGTGCCACCCATTGCGTACGATTGCCCAAGTTGCCCAAGCGCAACAGCGCCTGCCAATTCGTCAGCAAATTCAAGCGTTGGGCCTTGAGCAAAAGTTATTGCGCCCCGAGCAATTGCAGGCAATGAAGCGCCAGTTTCTCTTGAACGGTTAAGCAAACTTTTCCATTCGCCGCCTTGGAAAACAAACTTTTCGCCAGTTTGCTTGTTTGTTGCGGTTTGACCTTCGCGATATTCCATAACTTCCTCGTTTACCAAGGCGACTAATCAAGTGTCGCGCCGGTAGGCAATCTGCTTCTATACGGGGCTGGCGCAACAACATCAGGAAACATATTTGGCAACCCTTTAAATTGAGGCAATTCCCTTGCGCGACCACGAACACGGTTGCTTACAGCAATTGCTGCTCTACCGGCTTTTTCATTCAACTCTGCAAGATATTGCAAATTGCCGCGAGTCAACTCCAATTTACCAGAGGATGCTTTTTCCAAGAAATCGCGGTCTTTATCCGTAAATCCTTGACCAGAACCAAGGCCACTTGAACGAATTGTTGACAAAGTGGTTTTAGCAAGTTCCGCAGAAAGGTTTTCAGTAATTGTTGCTCTATCACCTTTTGAAAACCCAGCCGCTGAAAGTGCTTTTTCAAATCCAAGCCGCGCCTCTGCTCCAGTTCCGGTAATTGGGTTTTGGGCAAGCAAATCGCGAACCCTGTAAGACGACTCAATTTGTGCAATTGCATTTTCACCAGCAGCAATTGCTTCTGCGTCTTGTTTTGCAACCAATCCGGCCAACTCTTCTGAATATTTGTTAGCGGTTTTTTCTCCCGGCATAACATTAGTAATGCGAACGCCGCCATCTCTATCTTGTGGTGCTTTCACATTTGTTTGAACAAGTCTTCCTAATTTGCTGACTACATAGTAATTACCGTCTGCGCCCTTTACGGGAGTTGTGCCATATTCTTCAGCATCAGGCTTTTCCATTGTTCGCGCAAGCATGGCCGCAAGAGCGGGATTGCCCTGCAATGCAGCGGCTCCGGTTTTTGTCATGCCCACCCGCAATGCATCCTTTGGGTCATAAACATATTGAGATTGGCGCGTAACCTCTTGAATGTCTCCCGCTCTACGCTGGGCTAGTTCTTCAGCATTGCGGCGCTGCATATCTTGTGCAAACGCGGGTGCTGCTGACTGAAACTCTTGCAACCCAAACTTATCAACTGGAGCAATGCTGCGAATAGGTGAACCACCCATTAAGCGGCCTGCAATTTGAGCGCCAGTTGCATCAATCTGTCGTTCTGTATCTGCTTCAAATTGCGCTTTTGTTTTTGCAGCAGTTTCTTCAGCCTCATCGGCCTTGCGTCCTGCACGGGCTGCTAGGTAAGCCTGTAGACCCTGCACCAGAGGCGCTGCGGCGGGAATAGGGGCGTTCTGGATGTCCCCCGGCTGGTATGCCTGCTGTGCAAGCATCTCTGCCATACGGCGACGACGGCGTGCCTCGGAGGCTTGCCGCTGGTATTCGTCTGGAAGCGCAAACATTGAGACTGTTTTGTAGCGTTCGTCAGCCATTTTCAAATCCTCCCCGGTCGGGGCCACCCTGCGGGTTGGTCATCCCCGGCGACTTTGGCATCTTCGGGTACTGCCGCAGGAACTGACGCGGCGCACGGTTGATGTCCGCAGCGTTCTGCGGGGGCGAATACTGCATATCACTCTGCGCCCCTGCGTTGTTGCTCACCTGCTGGCTTTGGCCCTGCATCTGGAGCATACGCGCCATGCGCTGACCGCGACCGCCGTTCATCATGGGGGGAGCGTTAAAGGTTTGGTAAGGGGTTCTCATCGGTTAACCTCCAAACATTCTCTTGCCGAGCGCCGCGCCAAAATCACCGCCAAGTGCGCTTCCAGCCATGCCAGCAAGGCTACCGTACAGCCCCATCTGCGCGTTTTGGCGTGCAATCTGATTCTGGTAGTTTTGCTGCGCGAAATTACCAGCCGCTTGTTGCGCTCCGAAGATGGGAGCCGCACCAACTTCCGCGCCTTGGTAGGACTGGAATTGCGGCATCTGCACCTGTGCGCCGCCCATGATGGCTGCGACCTCGTTAAGCGGGAGCGCCCGAAGCGCCAACTGCTCTTGCAACGCCGCCTGACGCTGGGCGTTCTGGAAGTTTGCTGCCGCCTGCGCTTGGTTGAAGCCCTGTGCTTGGAGCGCCGCTTGAGCCTGCGCCTGTTGCAACGCTGCCTGTTGGTTCTGGGCAAGCGAGGCGTTATACAGCCCAGCAATGTCCATCTCCTGCCCAAACTGCTGACCGGCAGCAGCGTTGTACGCACCCGCCGCGCCCAAGCCCTGTTGGAAGTTCTGCGCGATGGCACGGTTAACGGCTTCCTGTGCCGCCTGTCCCGTCTGGAAGGATGCCATCTGCGCGTCTCGACCAAACTCACCCGCCGCAAGCCGCTGCGCGAACTGCTGCGCCTGTGCTTGGTTGGCAAACTGACCCGATTGGAGCGCCAGTTGAGCGTTTTGGGCGATTGCAGCGTTTTGTGCGCCCGTGGCCTGCTGACCCGCGCCAAACCCCGCCAGAGCCGCTTGGTTGGCAAAGCCGCCTAGAGCCTGTGCCTCGCCTAGCCCCTGCTGACGAGCCGCCATATCAAGGCTAATGCCCTGTAGCGCAGCCTGCGTTCGGAGGTCGTTTTCCTGTTGTTGCTGCTCGGCAATGGCGGCGTTAAACGCCTCGCCACCACGCACCAAACCTTGATTCGCCAACTGCGTCTCAAGTTGCGCCCGTTGACGCTGCAATTGCGGGTCGAGGCGCGACATGATGGCCTGCTGCGCCGTCATACCAGCGCCAACCGGCATTGCGGCAAGTTGCGAGGTGTCCAACTGCCCTTGAAGGGTCGGGGCAGCGGGGCCACCCTGCGCCGTGCCAAACTGGCCTGCGCCGGTCTGCACGCCGCTAATGCCGCTTGTGTCCAAGCCCTGCAAGTTCAGCCCTTGTGGGCCACCCGCAGCCATTCCGTACTGACCGGCGGTAGGGCCGAAGTTGACCGGGAGCGCCGACACATCAGAGCGTGCGCGGCCCTGCAACTCGGGGGCCGTCGGCAGGTTGCCATAACCGCCAAATTGGAACTGCTGTGCCGGAAGCCCCTGCGGGGTGAAATCCGTGCCGTAAACATTTTGCACGCGCCCGATGGCCTGTTCACCAAGGCCGGACAACGCACGCTCAACCCGCTGCTGCGCCTCTAGGGTCGCCTGTGCCTCGGGGGTCAAGTACTGCTCAATCGTCGGGGTGTCCAAGTCCACCATGTCGGTGAACATCTCGCGGGTCGGCATCACATCGCCGGTATACCCGTACTGCGAGAATGAGGGGTCATAGCCCTGCGCTGCCCGTTGCATCTGTCCCGGCCCCATGCCGGATGAGTCGAGGCGACCGCCGCCGATAAGCATTGAGGTCGGAACCTGCGCCCCGGTCGGCAAGGTGGTGAACCCTTGGGTGTAATCCCTGTCTTCGATGCCAAGAGCCTGCCGTCGTGCAGCAGGCATCCCGTCAAACTTCATCGCGGTAGGTTCGGGCGACACGCCCATGTCAACGCCGCCCGAGCCGCCTAGTTCTATCCGTTGGCCTCCGGTCGTCGGGCCGTACATCCCGCCGCCCATTGAAGTTGTCGGGGGAACTTGTCCAGTTGTAACGCCGTATGTTGCTGGTGCAGGCGTGGACGGCTCGGTGCGAGACATTATCGGCGGCGCACCAGTCGGCGGGGTGCCAGTCGGCGGGGTGCCGGTAGCCGGAGCCTGCGGGTTACGCGCACGCCAATCAGCCATCGCCGCGTTGTAGGCGTTCATGTTGAACTGTGGGCGACCGTAGGTAACACGCTGACCACCAAGGGGCGTGATGACATTCGGGTTAGAGAGCCGCGCAGTAAGGCGTGCCGCCTCTAGGTTGGCGATGCCCTGTTGCTGTGCCGCACCCGCGTAGTCAGGCGCTGGCGGTGGAGCCGGTGATTTTTTGCCCATAACGGTGTCCTAAAAAACGGCACGCATCGCGTGTCATGGTCAGGAAAACAATATCACCGTCGGTGTCGGCGTTTTTGATTCGCGCTTCCTCGGTGAAACCCATTTTACGCACAAGCCTGATGGCTTTCGCGTTTTTGCTACCTACGGGGGCGATGATTTTGTCAACCCCACAGATGTTGAAAGGATAGTCAAACATGGCGGCAAGGTAAGCCGGGGTTAAGCGTGCCAGAGCGATATGGCAGACGATGCTGCGCCCGTTCCAGTTCTCATAGACCACGCCGCCCACAATCTCATCGCCCTTACGCAGCCCGATGGCGTTCGACCGTTCGGCGTGATACCCGCCGCCCGTCTGATTGCACACCCATTCGCCCACTTCGGGGCCGCTTGTTATATGCCAGCCCATCCGAGTTGATACACCACATCAGTTGAGGCCCATTGAATCGCCAACTTGTTGCTGCTGCTCTGGAACTGCACAGCGCCGCAATACCCAACACCCGTAACGCCCTGCCAGTTGTTCTGAATCTCTAGGTCAGAACCCCAGATGCCCGCGTCCCAATACGCCGAGTCCCAAAACGCGGTGGCAGGCGGGGTAAAGGAGATGGGAGCCACATTGTCGGAGATGTTGAAATCAACATTGATGCCGACCGTTACAGCAGGGGTGCCGTTGCTGAAGATACCGGGACGGGCGCGTGTAAAAATCTTCTTTACGCCGCGAGTCTCAAAGTAGTTAAAGGCTTGCAGTATCCTGCCGTTGATGTTGTTTGTGTCGTCGATGTAGCCCGTGCTATCAACCGTCCAAGCCTTTGCAACGAAGGTAGCCGCGCCGAAGTAGGGCGTGTCGTCGAGCAACCCAAAGTGAAAGGCGTTCCAACCGGTGAACTTGCACCACGCCTTTGTGATGTTGTTCATCACAAACTGTTCCTGACCGCCCTCGCGCACCGGGACATTGACAATTAGGGCGTTGTTCTTCGGGTTGTACAACATACACCAACCGAAGTTGTCCCTGTACGCCGCAGCAGATGCTGCAAACGCGCCCTGTATCTTGTCCGACAACGCGATGTTGGGGTCGAGCCGCGACGATTGGAGCGCCGAGGCCATCGGGATAAGCCCGTCAAGCGTCAACACCAACAGGTCGCCGCCGTACTTCATCAGGCAGCGATTGCCGATAGGAGAACCAACAATCCACACGCCGATGAGCGCCCAAGTCGAGGCCGAGGACGGGTCTGTACCGCGATAGACGATGACCTCGCCTTTATCGGTGACAAACACAAGGTTGTCATCCACGCCGTAACCCGCGTCAATCGTCCACGATGCCATTGACACCAGCACGCCACCGAGTCGCGCAATGGATGACAGGTCAAGAACATTTGCTGCGCCGCCAACGCTCGAGGTCGGCAGGTACCACGCCTTGAGGGTGTTCTTTTCGATGAACCACACTCGGTTCTTAAAGAGCGTAGGCGAGTTGAGCGTTGTCGTTGTTACGCCCGTAATGGCAGGCGTGGATATGCTCGTAATGCTTGTCCAAGTCGTACCGTTGTAAAGGTACGGCGTGTTGGTTCCGTTAGCGGCGTACAGATAGTTACCGCCTGCGGTAGTAACATTCGTATATTCCCATTTGCTGTTTGACAGACCGCTGACCGCAGCAGCACCGATAGTACCCGCACTCGTAGCGTTGTAAAACTTGCCGTCCGACACCGCCCACAGTTGGTCAGAGGTGCCGCCGCTGTAGGTCATCAGGGTTTCTACATCGTCAGGAAACCCCGTGGCGTGCTTTACATAGCCACCACGCAGCACGACATTTGACACGCCCGGAAAGTAGTTCTCCAACTGCACGGCATCCGTAGGAGCCATGTTGGCGAGAGAGTCCCGTGCGTTCCACCCGCCCACGGGCGAGGGAAGACTTGCGACATTTGCCGCAGCGCGTTGAACAAGGCGACGGGATACAGGCATTAGTTCTCGTACCCGTAGCCGCTGTCAGGAATGTTGTCGTAGCCGATGAGAACCGTACCCGGACGCGGGGCAAACGAGAGATTGGCAGCGCCCGTGTCCTGCGCGATAGCCGTCTCAAGTTCGGCGATGTAGTCGCGGAAGATGGCGGTTGTATCAAAGCCCTTCGACTCAAAATACTTGAGTTTGGTGGACAGCACCATTACGCGGTCGGGATAAACGCAGGTGTCGTTGTCGGCAGTCAGCGAGGTCTTTGCGGTACCTGTTGCGCTCTCGGCCCATGCGTTGCTGCGGTACTCAAAGCCGAGCAACTCCCCGGCGTTCATTCCGGGCCAAATCTGGAAATACTTGCCGAGCAAGCGATAACGGATACGGGGGCCGGTCGAGATGTAGCCCGACAGCAGCCACTCCCATTGCTGTGCGCTCTCGGGGCCGAGCATCTCCCAACGCTTCGACTTGTCCCAATGCGTGCGGTTGACGCTGCTGTAGTAGTCAGCGGGAAGCCCGTACTTGACCTTCTGGAAGGTTAGGCCACCGTCTACCTGCGCCTCGGTCGGCTCGTAGTTGATGCTGACCGTGGTTGCAGACGGTACACCCGTGACATAGGTGGCGTTAGGGATGCCAACGCCCTGCACCTGATAGGTCGTGTCGAGCGCGGCAGTCGAGGGGATGCCGGTGATGGTGTACGACGAGGTAGACCATGTGCCGGTAGTAGAAATCGCCTCGGTGTAGAAGGTGTGCTGTTTGGTGAGTTCGCGCCAATCAGCGCGGCGCATCAACTCATACCCCGAGGCGTTCATCAACGCGAGGATTTGCACTACATCTTGGTTGGGATTACCCGCCACCGTTGAGGGGATGGGCAAGCCAAGTTCAGCCGTCACCTGCTGAACCAGCGCCAACATAGTTGTAGTACCCATGCGTTAACTCTCCACGATGGCTTCCTTCTTCGGGCGACCAGCAGGCTTACGCGCCAAGAGCGAAGCCATCTGTGCCTGAAGTTCAGCCAATTGCTTTTTGGTTTCGTCCAACTGGTTCTCTGTCTCGGAGCGATTGCGCCGATTGAGGAACGCCTTTGCCTTTTCACGCAGACCGGGGCCGCCCATGCCGATGCGCTGCAACTGCGCGTCAGATGCGGCTGCAATCTGCTCTACGGTCTGGAACTTGAGGATGCGAAGTTCCTCGATATGTCCACGGGTAATGTCGCCGTTGCCTTCAGCAAACCAGATGTCAAGCGAGGTTCCAACTGCGGGTGCGTCTTGCTCGTTCTGCTTCATCTGGAAGTACAGATACTGACGCGGAAACCGCTTCTTGTGGTCTTCCGTCATCGGCTGCTCGATGATGGTCGTCTTGTCGCCGGGGATGTTGATGCGAACGAACGGCTTACCGTCCCACTTCGGGTCTACTTCTTTTGCAAGGTAGAACTCAACCTGAAGTTGCTCATCGGCGTTGTAGATGTCGCTGTCTAAAGGCATCGTCGTTTACTCCTGTGGGGAGGGTGGGAAAATCACAAGTTGTTTACTTGCGTTAAGGTAGCAATAACTGACGGAATCGCAGGCCAGACACTTGTGGCGCTGGCTGCAAGGATTCTAACGCTGGTATCGTCTGTTGCCCACATCAATTCTACATATTGGGTGGGTTCTAACTGGATGATGAAGTTCCACGCCGCAACCGTTCTGGCAGCGGTTCCTTGAATGGCTATCGTGGTGGCTGTGTTCGGGACATTGGTTCCGTTTTTACGGAGCCAGATGTAGATGTTCCCAGCGCCGCCAGAGGTCTTGTCCAATTGCGCCGAGAATTGCACATTGTAGACACCTTGGAAGTCTGCAACGAGGCGCGAGGTAGGCGAACCGATGGACACGCCGTTGCTGCTGTCGGTGGTGTTGAACACCATGCCGTAGGCGGTATTAATCGACGCCGCTGTTTGCGTGGTGGTGTCTGAAAAAGCCCCAAAGTGCAGGATGGGGACAGCGCGACCGAAGCCTTGCAGTTCTTCCCACAGCGAGTTGCTTACGGCAAAGAACATCCCAGAGCAATCGGGGCTAATCGTGCCGAAGCCTGCATTGTTGATACTGCTGTTTGCGTCATACGGGTAAACCGTGATGGGGTTAGCCGTGCTGTTCTTGACGATGACGGTTGCACCCGCCTCGGTCTGCGGCAGCCTTACGCCCGTGCCAACCGCTGCGCTGTTCACATTGGTGTAAACATAGGTTATCTGCGTAGCGTTACCCGCAGATGTTCCGGCTGCGGTCGCGGTAGAAACACCATCGCCGCAGATGGACACGGTAGCCAGCGAGTTAACACCGGCTCCTAGCACCCTGCTCGGGATAGCCATCAGGCCACCATGTCGAGCGCGTGGCGCTCCTTGATGATGGCGGCAATGAGGCCGGGGCCAACCGCCTCCACGGTGATGTCAGGCATCACGCTGTAAATCATCTGGAATTCGTTAGCCTGCTGCGCCATCGCAGCATTGCAGGTGAACTTGCGTTTCTCAACGCCTACATACACATCCATCGTCGGGCCGGTCATTTCGCCCGTAAACCGCTTGATGCCATCGGCACGGTTGCAACTGTCGTA